AACAAACCCGAATCAAAAAGGCGGTGATGACATTCCGTCTCCGGCAGACGCAGACACGCCTCCGGAAACTAAACATGTCGATTCGGTACGGGCGGCGCAGCCTCGGGATATTTATACCGCTTTGGTAAAACTGGCTCACTTGACAGATGCGCACCGGAATGAGCTCCGGGCCAAGCGTGGCTTTACAAACGACACAATTGAGCGGCTGTCGTTCCGCTCTGGCGGCGAGTATATGAATGATATCGTTGAAACACTTCGTGAAACCTTTGCCGATATGGACCTAAAAGACGCGGGGATTATCGTTGAAATTAACGGTTGTTCGGCCTGTAATCCGCAGTTGATTGAGGATAGAGTTTTGATCCCTTACCTGGATACAAGCGGCGCGGTGTATCATTTACGGCCTCACAAATTAGGATTTAAAGGGCTTTCGATTCATCCATATTGCTTACTCTTTCTGAAAGACAATCCTGAAGAGATTGTTTTAACCGAAGGGGAATTCAAGGCGGCGGCGCTTTACCAGTTGGAAATTCCGGCTATAGCCATACCGGGTATATCCAGCTTTGGCGACAAACATTTCGACCGGCTGGTTGAGATTTTGCGAGAACACAGTGTAAAAAAAATTACAGTCATTTTTGATAATGAAATCAAGGATGACCCGGTGCTTCCCAACTACAAGGAAAAACCGGCTGACCGCTGGGATACGGATTATTGGACCTATATGATGGGGTGGAAACTAGGGCATGGTCAGGCCCGGTTTATTTCCCGCTGCGGCAGGCTCCCGGATGAGTGGCGGCAGAATGGCAAGATTGACTTTGATGGCGCTTTAGCACTCGGCAAAACCAAAGACGATATGCTGCGGGTGATTGCCAAGGCGGGGATGCCAAAGGAATATCTTGACCTAATCCCCGACGATGGCCGGTTGATTGTCCTGAAAAAGGTTGATAAGCAGTTCTCAAAAATTCCGATTAAACGGGAGTTCAACAAATATATTGCTATTCGGGGTAACGGCGATAAGGTAAGTGAAGAGACGATCAGTAATTTTGTAATCAATATCAAAACGTCTTACTTCACCCCAGAGGGAATTATCAGGAGTGTCGAGTTTGTCAATAAGTTCGGCGAGACTTCCGCGACCTTTCTCCTTTCACCCAGCGAAATGGCCGGGATTACCGAGGTTAAAAAGTTTTGTCTCGGCAAGGGGAACTATATTTTCCGAGGTAACGGCTCCGACCTGAGTAATGTCTGGGAGCTGGAGTTTGGGCGCAATGTCGGAAACGTGGTTTATATGCCGGAAACTATCGGCTATATCCAGGAACATGATATCTGGTTATTTGGAAACATGGCGATTAAAGCCGGGAAGGTTTATGAGCCGGACAGCGACGGGATCATGTGGATTAAGGGCAAGGGATATAAACCGCAAAGCATTAAGCAAAACCAATACGGCCAGGAGTCGGAAGATGCTATTCCGGCGCTGTCTACGAAACCGATTGATCTGTTGAATGTTGCCAAAAAGATGCGGCAGACGGTGGGCGGATATGAAGCCTATGTAGGCCTGGGGTGGGCCATTGCGACGATATTCAGCAAGGATATTTTTGAGCAGTACAAATGTATGCCGATACTGTTCCCGCATGGCAAACGCGAAAGCGGTAAGTCAACCTTTGCCCGGTGGATTATGAGTTGTTTCGGCGTGGATATTGATGGTTACGGAATCTCGGAATCAACGCAAAACTCCATTATGAAATCACTATCGTACTATTCTTCATTGGGCTGTTGGTTCGATGAATATCGAAATGAGCCGAAAGTGATTCAGAAGGACGGGTTTTTCCGTAGTTCCTATAACCGACAATCATCCGGGAAAGGGACGGTCACATTTCAAACCAAGAGCTATTCGGTCAATGCAGCGCTGTTGTTATCCGGAGAAGAATTGCCCAAGGATAACGGGCTGTTTACCCGGTTACTGCCACTGCAGTTATCGTCTTACAAACGGGACCGGACGCATTTTAACTGGTTACAAAGGAATTGCAATAAGTTTTCATATTTAGCTTATTACCTGCTTACGAATTATGACGCGCTGAAACCCAAAATTATGGAGGCTATAGCGGAATTAAAGGCTGAATTGCTTAAAACGGATATCAGCGACCGGACGGCGGAAAACTGGGCCATTGTGGCCGGTGCGTTTTATACGGTGATTAATCAGGACTTGAATTTTATTAAATGGGTCGGCGAGACTTGTCAAGAATTGAAGCAGACTGGGGAAAATGAACATATGCTCAACCAGTTCCTGGAGGATATCTTAAGCATGGTGAGCGACCATGATTTAACTACAGAGCATATTTATCAGGAAAAAATTGACGGTATCCTTTACTATAACATTTGGTTTAATGACATTTACACCAGATGGGCGCAACGTTTCCGAAGCCGAACGGGCCGGGAACCGTTTGATGAATCATCCATTCGGAAATATTTAATGGACGAACCTTACTTTGTAAAGATATCAGATAGGAAAAAGCTGAAGTTCTCCGATATTCATAAGCGAGGTGTGAGGATTTTAGCGAATAAAGCACCGGAAGCTATCGCGGAAGCGTGGGAAATTATACAAAGCAGGATAGAAAACGCCAGCTACACAAATTACCCACCCGATAAACGCAGTAAAGACGGGTAAAAGGCCAATTTTCTACCCACTTCTACCCACCCTTTACCCAGGGGGTGGGTAAACCGGGAATCTCAATGGTGGTAAGGGTTTGAATGGTATCAAAATTTTAATTTACCCACCCCCTGATTTTTTGGGAAAAAGTTTTTGGAAATATAAAACAGGTCAGAGAATCCAGGGTGATTTCAAAATTGATATTCAAAAAAATGTTTGCGATTTTTTTTAGAAGGGGGTGGGTAAAATCAATTTTATAAGTGGCCGAAAGTCATATGGCTCTAAGGTTTCAAAGTTTACCCAGGGGGTGGGTAGAAGGTGGGTAAAAGGCGGTAAAACGTTGCAAAGGGGTGGTAAACCATGTTTGACGGGGTTTTCAACGATTTGATAAATGACAAAACCAGTAGTGATAAGGGAATAACTCCAGTTAAACAAAATATGAAATCTTTTGACCCACGGACTGATCTCGGCCAGGATACCATACTTTGGTGGCAAATGTTGGTTGCTGCTTTGGACCTGGACCCGAGCGGAGAACTCTACGCCGCATTGCTCTATATGCGGACCAGGGGGACGGTGTTGCGACGAGTTCATAACAAAGAGGGCAAGTATGCCTATGTTTTAAGGCCGTGGATTGACCCGACCGGACGTGATGGATGGGCGAATATCGGAGAGTATGAAACGGAAAAGCATAAAGTTTTAGACCCGGTGCGGGATAGGCTGATTGAGTTATTAAAGTTGATGTAATTATAAACTTATTTAAACCGATATGGAGGTATTACTATGAAAAACGTTGATAAAAGTATTTGTTTTGCAGGGATTGATCCAAGTTTAACCGCTACGGCTGTTGTAATTATCGATAAGAGTGGAAAACTTATTCAATCAGATGTAATTAGTTTTAAATGGGACGGACCCAAAAGATTAGCCGGTATTAGAGATTTGACACTAAGGTTACTAAGAAATCAATGTCCGGCTAGCCTTGATTGCACCGTTTGTATTGAACATTATGCCATGGGCTGTAAATTTGGTCGGGAATCGGCCGGTGAGTTAGGTGGGGTACTTCGGGTTATGCTTTATGAAAATGATTATATTTATTACGAAATCCCTCCATTACGGCTTAAACAGTTTGCTACCGGGAAGGCTACGGCTGAAAAGGATCATATTCTCATGGCGGTTTATAAAAAGTGGGGGATTGAGTTTCAAAAGAACGATGAGGCCGACGCCTTCATATTAGCTCAGATGGCCAGGGCGATTTATATGGTTAGAAATAACGAAGATATTCAATTAACAGGCTATGAGCGTGAAATAATTGACAATATCATTAACCCGGTTAAGAAAACTAAAAAGAAGAAAGAAAAAGCCATATAACGAAAGGCAGGAGACGTAAAAATGCAATCAAAACTAATATTCCCAACCGAGGAAATCATAAAAAAGGTTGTTGTTGAGCTTAAGCGGGAAGGCATGGTTAAAGATAATCGACCCACCACTTTCCAAAAAACAGAACAGCTTTTGTATCGCTACAATGAATTTAACGAAGCCATTGAAATTAAAGAGAATCAGATTAAAGAATTACAGTGGTATGGTCTAAGAAGGCAAAGTAAGTCCATAACCAAGTACGGCTCCGGAAGTGGTGAGGTCAAAACCGAAAGCGAAAAGCTGGAAGAAAAAATTCATAATATTGAAATTGCTATTGAGGACACCAAACATTATATCAAAATCATTGATGATGCTTTAAAAACCCTGAAAAATGATCGGTTTTATAAAATTATCCCGATGAAATATTTTGAAGGTAAGACCCAAGAAGAAATTGGATTTGAACTTGAAGTTGATACAGCTACGATTACCAGGAATAAAAATCGATTGGTGAAAAGGCTGTCAATTCAATTCTTTCCGGATGAAGTGTTAAATGAAATGTTTACATAAGTATGCAAGATTTGCGCAATTTTGGCGCAAAATCGGCGCATTGTTAATGCAATGTCAAGGGGGTATAATAATTATAAGCAAAATTATAATTAAAAAAGTTAAGAGAGAACTGCCAGTACTAGGCGGTTCTTTTTTTATTTGGATGGAAGGGGGATAAAGCATGGCAGAACGAAAACTGACTGATAAACAGGAAAAATTTGTTGAAGGTCTCATTGCCGGAAAATCGCAGCGTGAAGCTTACCGTGCAGCTTATCCCCGAAGTGTAAATTGGTTAGATAGTGCAGTTGATACTCAGGCATGTATTTTATTCAAAAATAGCAAGGTTTTAGAAAGGTATAATAAGCTTCATGACCGGCTGATTAAAGAAGCCGAAGACGAATGCATTGTATCAGCTAAAGACGTATTACGCGAGCTAGTTAACATTATTACCACGGATTCCAATGAAATCGTTGAACTACGCCGGACATGCTGCCGGTACTGCTGGGGCAAAAAGAACAAATATCAGTTAACAGCCAGTGAAATGGTGCGGCGCAAAGCCGATTATGCTTTAGAGAAAGAGAAAGCCGCTGAAACAGGGAAAAAAATAAAACCATTTAACACCTTGGGCGGCGTTGGGTATGATGCAACAAAGGAGCCAAATCCAAAATGTCCAGAATGCTTTGGGGAAGGTGAAGTGTCTCCGTTTTTTCATGATACCCGCAAACTTTCACCTGCTGCTAAATCTCTTTATGCCGGGGTTAAGGTCACAAAGGACGGCATAGAAGTTAAGACGCAGAGCAAAGATAAAATGATTGAACTGTTAGGCAAACATTTAGGCATGTTTAAAGATAAAGTTGAGGTCAGCGGCAACTTGAATAATCCGTATGAAAGCTTAACAACCGAAGAGTTAAAGCAGTTGATTAACAGTGGATAGAGAGTTAATCAGATTAGGTGCTAAGATAGAACTTGCTAAACGCGAGTTCTTTTTTTATTGCAATCTCAAAGCCCCAGACTTTTATAAATCAGATCGGCAATATCTTATTGAGCTTTGCAATGACCTGCAGGCGTTTTATGAGGGCGATGATGAGGTTGTAATCGTTAATGAACCTCCCCGACATGGTAAATCCAGGACAGCCGGTTTACTTGTTGAATGGGTATTTGGTAAGAATCCAAAAGAAAAGGTTATGACCGGAACTTATAACGAAACCCTTTCAACAATGTTTTCTAAAAATGTCCGCAATAGCATTCAAGAAGTAAAAGCGGATAAATATAAACCGGTTTATTCAGATGTGTTTCCAGGCGTCCGAATCAAACAAGGCGACGGGGCTATGAACCTGTGGAGCTTGGAAGGTGGTTATAATAATTATCTTGCGACTTCCCCGACTGGTACTGCAACCGGATTCGGCTGCTCGTTAATGATCATTGATGATTTAATTAAAAACGCCGAGGAAGCCTATAACGAAGATGTGAAACAGAAACATTGGGATTGGTTCACCAATACGATGCTGTCCCGGTTAGAAGAGGGCGGGAAGATTATCATTATTATGACCCGCTGGGCAAGTGATGATCTAGCAGGCAGAGCATTGCAACATTATCAAGAGCAGAATGCTAAAGTAAAGCATATCTGCATGAAGGCTTTGCAAGATGATGGAACCATGCTTTGCAGTGAGATTTTATCCCGCGCTAGTTATGAGGCCAAGAAGAAAGCTATGGGTGAGGATATCGCTTCGGCAAATTACCAGCAGGAGCCTATTGATATTAAGGGCCGATTATATACCAATTTTAAAACCTATGAGCATATCCCGGTTGATACAAACGGTAATTCTTTATTTACTTCAATCCGGAATTATACAGATACAGCAGATGAAGGAGACGATTACCTTTGCAGTATCGATTATGGAGTATATCAGAATGAAGCCTATGTGCTCAATGTTTTATATACAAAAGCAGCAATGGAAGAGACAGAATCGGCTACTGCTAAAATGCTGTATGAAGATAATGTGAATGTCGCTGATATTGAATCCAATAACGGTGGCCGGGGATTCGGCAGATCGGTTGAAAGGATATTGCGGACCAAGCATCATAGTAACCGGACACAGATTAATCCCTTCCACCAGTCCAAAAATAAAAAGGCTAGGATTCTTTCTAATTCAACATGGGTTATGAATCATATTTATTTTCCGGTTAACTGGCGGGATAAGTGGCCGGAATACTATGAGGCCATGGTTAAGTACCAAAAGGAAGGCAAAAACAAACACGATGACGCCCCGGACGCTACAACGGGCGTTGCTGAAAAAATAGGGCAAGGTGATACATTCTCTTTTGATTAAGCGGAGGTGGAAAATAACCAATGAATATCAACATACTGGGTACAAATTACGAGATAGTAGAGCAAACAGCCGCCGATAATCCGAAACTGGAAGATAGTAACGGTATTTGTGAACTGTGGAGCAAAAAGATTGTCTTGGATAGTGATATGTTAAAACCTTGCAAGATGCTGGTTGAAAATCCGGAACAGTTTAAGAACAAGGTTCTGCGACATGAAATCATCCATGCGTTCTTTTCAGAAAGCGGACTACCGGATTATTGCAACGATGAAACGCTGGTTGATTATCTTGCTATGCAAATGCCAAAGATAGTTAAAGCTATGCGGCAAACTGAATGTTTAGAGTAAGCGAGGTGATAAATAGTAATGTTATGGAATGATACCACCGGCTGGATAAACCAGATTGTAAGACAGGGGGCGGCCAGCCGTATCAGTGATTTAAAGTTTATTGCGTTGGAATTAACTAAATTTCAGAATTCGCCGGTTTATCGCGATATGATTGCCGGGGAAGGGTATTATCGGGGCGATCATGACATCCTGCGCCGAAAACGAAAAGTGATTGGCGCAGGCGGCGAACTGGAAGAGATTAAGAACCTGCCCAATAATAAAAAGGTTGATAACCAATATGGGAAACTGGTAGACCAAAAAGTCAACTATTTGCTGGCAAAACCGTTGACCTTCGAAACCGAGAATGAGGCATATCAAAAATTGCTGCAAAAGGTCTTTAATAAAAGGTTTCTCCGGACGCTGCGAAACATCGGCGAGGACTGCTTAAACGGCGGGATTGCATGGGTACATCCCTATTACAATGAACAGAGTGAGTTAGTATTCAAGCGGTTCCCCGGGTATGAAATCCTTCCGTTTTGGGCTGATGCCGAGCATACGATATTGGATTGCGCGGTCAGGGTTTATAAAATCGAAGCCTACGAAGGACTTGTCGAGGTTACAATTACCAAAGTTGAGATTTACGATAAACAGGGCATTCATCGGTTTGAGTTAAGGGGTGAAGAATTAATCCCGGACATGGACGCCCCAACGGAAACTTATATAAAAATTGAGGATACCGAAGGTAATACGAAGGGCTATAACTGGGAGCGAATCCCGCTTGTAGCCTTTAAGTTCAATAACAAGGAGATTCCACTCATTAAACGGGTGAAGTCGCTGCAGGATGGCATTAACGTGATATTGAGCGACTTTCAGAACAATATGCAGGAGGATGCCAGGAATACTATTTTGGTTCTGCAAAACTACGATGGGACCAATTTAGGGGAGTTTCGAAGAAATCTAAGTCAGTATGGCGTAGTCAAGGTTAAGACGGTTGACGGGGCAGCTGGTGACCTGAAAACGCTAGAAATCACGGTCAATTCCGAGAATTATAAAGCCATTTTGGAGCTGTTCAAGAAAGCACTCATTGAAAACGGGCGCGGGTATGATGTTGAATCGCTTAGAAGTTCTGGAACGCCCAATGAAATGAATATCAAGAGCATTTTTAACGACATCGACCTTGACGCCAATTCGATGGAAACCGAGTTTCAGGCAGCTTTCGAGGAATTACTCTGGTTTGTAAATGTGCATTTAGCTAATACTGGCCAAGGTGATTTTACCAATGAAACGGTTGATGTTATTTTTAATCGTGACGGCGTGGTTGTGGAATCGCAGGTGATTGAGGATATATCTAAATCAGTTGGTATTCTCTCCAATGAAACGCTTGTGGCCCAGCATCCCTATGTAAAAGATGTTGATGAGGAATTGCGGAAATTAAAAGCGCAGAAGGAGCAAGAACTGTCCGAAATGGACCAATATAAAAGCGCTTTTGGCAAGCCCGGCACTGGCGGTAGCGGCGGCAAAGGTGATGTAGATGAAACATAATGAATACTGGAGGAAACGCTTTGAACAACTTCACGAAGCCCAGCTAAAAAAAGGGGTTGATTATTACAATGATTTAGAACGGGAGTATCAAAAAGCCGTTGCGGCCATTGATGAGAAAATAGCCAGTTGGCATCAGCGATTTGCCAAGAACAACAGATTAACGCTCAGGGAAGCTAAATGGTTGCTGGATGAGGATGACCTGAAAGAATTTCGCTGGGACGTCAAAGAGTATATCAAATATGGCGAGGAAAACGCTATTAACGGCTTGTGGATGCGGGAGTTAGAGAATGCCTCTTCGCGGGTCCATATATCTCGCCTGGAGGCTTTAAAACTGCAATTACAGCAGCAGGTCGAAGTGCTCTACGGGAAACAGGCTGACGGGGTAGGTAAGACCATGCGGAGTATTTACTCCGACAGCTATTATCATACCGCCTACGAAATCCAACGGGGTTTTAACGTCGGTTATGACCTGCAAAGACTCAATGACAAACAAATAACCAAGGTAATCAGCAAGCCCTGGGCGCCGGACGGCAAGAATTTTTCCGAGCGGATTTGGACGGCCAAAGATCAGTTGGTCAATACCTTACATACTGAGTTAACCCAAGCTATTATCCGGGGAGACGGGCCGGACAAAGCGATTCGGACCATAAAGCAAAGATTTAATACCTCCAAGTACAACGCAGGCCGGTTAGTCACTACCGAGTCTGCTTTTTTTGCGTCCGCCGCTCAAAAGGATTGTTTTAAATCTTTGGGCGTGGAACAGTATGAAATTGTGGCGACGTTGGACGGAAAAACCTCAGAAATATGTCAGGAACTTGACGGTAAAGTGTTTGCAATGAAGGATTACGAAGTTGGGGTAACCGCTCCGCCGTTCC